GGCCTTGCTGAGCGTTTGCAGATCGCGGGCAATATCCTGCAACCCGGAAAAATCCAGATTCACATCAATCATTTTTCGGTCCCCTGTTTGCAGAGAATTTCCAGCCGGGTACCTTTTATATCCGGAACCGGAGGCCCGGTAACGTTAAGAACTGCACCTTTAAACGGACCAGTACGGACCTTCAATCGGGATGAGGCTGAAATATCCCTGCGAAAACGCACCCAGACTCGGATTGTCGCATCGGCATGCTCTGCGCCAGCGGCTAACAGCTCCCGACCGCTTATCCCCTTAACCTCGGCCCAGATGGTTTTCCCATCTTCCCAATTTTCAACTGGCTGGCCTGAAGGCGTTCTGGTGGTGGTGAAATTTTGGATGGTGACCCGGTGCCGTAATCGTCCTGCCTGCATAATTCCCCCGCTTAAATACCATAAATTTTGTAAGGCTGGAGAAGTGACTCGACAGTAAACGGAATATCTGTAGCAGCCTGACCGACAGAGACCGTTTCACGGTTTTCGTACCAGTGACCGATAAGCAGAAGCATCGCTGCTTTCACATCATCGCCAGGGATAATTGAATCAGGATCATCTGCATACCCCTCGCTGGTTTCGGACTCATACATTTTGCGACGAGTCCATGTTTCGACATAACGAGAAGCAGCTCCGATGTAGAGGGTCAATAGTGAGTCGTCATCGGTAAAGTCAGGCTCAATGCGACAGTGCTTTTTAACCACTTCAAGTTCTAACATTATTTTTTAGCCTTCTTCTCTGGCACAGTTTCCGGCTGTTCCGGCTGTTCCGGCTGTTCCGGCTGTTCCGGCTGTTCCGGCTGTTCCGGCTGTTCCGGCTGTTCCGGCTGTTCCGGCTGTTCCGGCTGTTCCGGCTGTTCCGGCTGCGCAGAATTATCAACATCTACCAGCCGTGCATAACCTTTTTGAACCAACTCACGGCCATGCTGTTCCAGCGTCTCCAGTGACTCGCCTTCAGTCACCACTACCCCACCAAAATAAATTGGTTTCACCGCGATAAGTTTCATCGTGTTACTCCGAAAATAGCGGCCCGGAGGCCGCCAGAAAAATTACTGGCCGCCGGAAGCCGGCACAGTAAAGGAGCCATAAATAAATGCTTCAGGGCGTTTTACTGCTAACGCCAGACGCTCTTCACAGCGAATAGAGATCATGTTTTTCTCGAAGTCGTCGCTGTTCTCCGTCGAGATCACAACGTTTGCGTCTTCGCGGTCGAAAAGCTGTGCCGCAGCATTAAATGCACCTGTCAGGAACTTGCCCTGGAAAGCTGCTGCTTCAGTGGCGACAACCGGAAGCCCCCACAGCGTCGGCCCCGTCAACGCAGCCGGGTTCGCCAGGATATAGCGCCCCAGGGTGTCTTTAGTCAGTTCGATTTTCGCCCAGTCCATGAAGTGCAGGACGTGACCGGATGCAGGGAATCGGGCAAGTTGAGCCTGAAGCATTGCCAGGCGCAGATCGTCAATACCGTTCTGCTGTTCAACGGCAAATGCCGCGCTGTAAGCCGTGGCCTGCGGCACGATGCCATGGAGGTGAGCGCCAGTGCCATCACCAAACAGAATCTCCTGTTCTTCGACGTACTTAAGGCCGTAACGCATTTCCGCATCAATCATGGACTGCAACTGGGCGAAGTCGTCCAGAATCTGCTTGGATGCCTTGAACATGTGCGCGATGGTTGTCACTGGAGTGATTTTCGGCGTGAACTCAATATTGCTGTACGGCTTGGTTGTGTTCTCCGGTACCGCTGCCGCAGCATTGGTAAAGCCGGTCTGCTGCACCCAGAAAATGGCCGGTGAACCCGTACGGCCTGGCGCGATAAGATCGCGAATAAATAACCGCTGCTTTGGCGCTACATCAATACCCGGCAGTCGTTGTGGTTCAACAACCCCCTCAGGAACGTCACTGGAAATCAGAGCAGCTTTTACAGGAACAGAAATACGCTTGTTCCCTTCGATGCTGGACGACAGAACTTTAATGGCTTCAGCAGAGATAACCTGCTGGCCGACAGTTTCAATAACATGTTTTGCGTTTGCCAGCGGCATCTGTGCAACATGCTGCTCCAGTTCGCCCAGCGCTGCTTTAAGAGTCTTTTCAGCTTCTTTCAGCGCATTAAACTCAGTCGCCATTTTGTCCACGGTTTCTTTGGTTTCCGCCGACAATTTGCCGTTCTTTTTCGCTTCAGTCAGCGCTTCTTCCGCTTTGGCGTTAAATTTGCCGGTTGCTTCTTCAATGGAAGCGGTGACTTTTTTCAGAATCTCGTTTACATCAGACATACATGGTCCTTATTTGACTAACGCCGCAAGAGCGCTTTCAAGTGAATTGAGGGTTTCAGGTTTGATATCTTCGGCAGCGCCCGGCTTACCATCGGGATCGGTAACAGCGCCCGGCGTGTTACCTGTTAATGCTTTGATTAATTTCCGGCGCTCGGACCGGGGGGTATTTGTTTTCGCCAGCAGTGCATCAAGTTTGCGAAGCGCAGCTGCAGGTGATTCGTCGCCGTCGCTGACCGCATCAGCAGAAAGCAGGCTGTCTGCCAGTCCCTTCGCCACAGCATCGCTGCCACCGATATAACTTTCGGCGTCCATTAGTTTCTGAACGGCGGCAATATCAAGGCCGGATCGCGCCGCGTAAATATCAGCCATTGCGGTATCGAATGGCTCCAGTGACTGCGCCAGTTCAGCGAAGTCATGGCGGTTTCCCATCGCGTACAACCAGCAGTTATGGATCATCAGAAAGGCACCGCGGCCAATCTGAATATCATCCCCGGCCATCGCAATTATTGAGGCGGCACTGGCGGCAATGCCCAGCACCTTCACCGTTACATGGCCTTCGTATTCGCGGAGAAGGTTATAAATAGCCAGACCTTCGAACATGTCGCCACCCGGCGAGTTGATATTCACCGTAACGTCTGCGCCGTTCATTGAGCGAAGTGCACCGGAAATGCGCTTTGCTGTTACGCCTTCATCCCAGTAATCACGCCCAACGACATCAAAAATTGAAATGGCGTTGTCATTATCGGTTGCAGCTCTGATTCCGCCGTTCCACCGCTCAAGCGCTGAAGGCAAGGGTTCACTGGTAACACCCGCGCACGGGCGCCCCGTCGGAGCAACCGGAAGTTGTCTAATTGTCATGGGGATTGGCTCCTAAGCAGCCTGTTTAAGTGGCGATTGCTCGAAAGGAATATCAGGGAATACGTGGTTATGAAGTTCTCTTACAGCCAGCGCCTGAACCGCCGGGTTGCTGTTTTCAAGATTCTTCAACTGAGTCAGGTTGAGCTGAACTGTATAAATATCACCGCCTTCAATTGGCGGCATATTTTCCAGCCTTCGCACATCGTTGCGCGACATCCAGCCATTTTGCAGGGCGCTGGTATAGTACGCCGCACGTCCTGCGCTATCGGCGCGCAGAAGCCCTTCAACGGAGAACTCAGCAAACAAGTCCTCATCACTGTTCAGAAGACAACGCGATATTTCCTGCTCAATATTGACCAGGAGAGGACGCAGGGTATGAGTCAGGAACAGCATGTTCATCCCTTCAAGACTCGAAGCCCAGCTGGATTGTTTTGTCGTATGGCCGACCATAAATGGCGGTACGCGAAACCAGCGACAAATTTCCTCAATACTGAATGAACGGCTTTCAAGGAGTTGCGCGGCCTCCGGGTTCATAGTGACATTCTGGTAAGTCAGTTCATTTTCCAGAACCATCAGTTTCCCGGCGTTTTTAGAACCAATAAAAGACTGAAGGTTTTGACGCAATCTTTCTCGCTGTTCCTTATTAAGCGCCGTTTTTGAAGACAGGAAACCGGTACTTTGCAGGCCATTTTCGAAGATTTTTGCCGCGGCTTCATCAACCGACATAGCAGCGCCGAAAACGTCAACCCCGGCCATTGTCGGCATCATCCCGCACACACCATCAAGACCAAATCCGCGGATATGCATCATCCGGTCTACTGGAATGATCCGCTTAATGCTATTTTCCGTGTATGTATACTGTAACTTCCCGCTATCGAGTCGCTTTACAACCATATTCTGCGGAAGTAACGGCACCAGCGAAACCAATTTGCTGCCGATATATAGCTTCTCGACAAATGCATTACCACGCAGGCAAATACTGGCCACAATCATCAACATGAAACGGGAAGGGGTCATTTCCGGGTTAGGACGCCTGCATAATATCTGGTAGGCGGGATTGTTCTGGGCCAGCTTTCGCGATCCATCAGCCTGCCGCTCGTAAATTTTAAGCGGAAGCGTGGAAACTGACTCACTTAAGAGTCTTACGCACGCCCAGACAGCAGAAAGCCGGATAACTTTGTCAGCGGTAACCACTTTTCCGCTACTGCTGGTTCCGTACCACTCCCGCCAGAATTCACCGGTCGTCAGGCTTATGGGAACACCAAGCCAGTTTAAAAGAGCGCTCTTAACGCGCCCTGGTTGCTGTTTATTCTTAGCCATCAGATACCCACTATGATCGGATCGTCAAAAAAGCCCTCTATATCGCCATCATCAGGCTCATAACCTTCTGCAGCACCAATTGCCATCGCCGACGCAACCACACCATCTATTCGACCAGTACTCTTTTTCTTGGCGAATATGCGGTTTTCTTTTTGGTCGGCTTCGGTTACGGCGGAAGCAGCGTTCCATCGGAGGCAGGGGTTTGTTTTAATAATGATTACACCATCATCGAGCATCTGTTCAAAAAGTTCGATGGAATGAGGCATCCACAGTCCGGAATCCTGCGCCTTGTAGTATCCCTGCCCGTGAGGTATCAGCGGTACTGATACAGAAGCGCTCTCTAATTCCGGCTCAAGATATTTTATGCGGTACTGGTCGAAGGCGATCGCCTTGATATCGAACAACATGGAAAGATCAGCAATGCGCTCAGCAACAAAGCCATATTTCACCGCCTTTCCGGGAGTGGTATGAATATGGCCTCCCCGTTCCCATGCGTCGTAAGGTACTCGGTCTGTTTTCGCTCTATCCAGCAAAGTATCTTTTGGTGTCCAGAACTCCACCAGCAGCTTTCTTTTTTTAGGGAAAAAGAGCGCCAGAGATGTAAGGTCGCGAGTTCCTGAAAGGTCCAGGCCGCCATAACATTCTTCTCCCTGCAGCTCCTGCAGGTCAAAGTCCTCTTCGCACCCCATCCACACATCGCTACTCATCCATGGGTTATCGGCATCCACCCACTGACAGAAGTTTAACCGCCGAACAATGCTTTCCTTCGACGGCATCCCACGAGCCTGAGTAACCTGCTCACGCAGGTAGCGATCGGTAAAAGTATGACCAAGAGAGGGGTTTGCTTTTTTCCAGCAGGACTCGTCCTTGAATGGGTCTTCTCCTTCGTCCAGGGAGCAAATGAAAGAAAAGAAACTGTCATCCTCAATCGAGCCTTCGGCAACTTTACGCCCATACTCGTGATAGTCGTAGCAGACGCTGGTTTTGTCGTGGCCGCTGTTAGTGATCATGAAAATCAACGCCTGGCGACGACCTTTCGTCCCGGCGCGCATCATTTCCACAACCTGGTTGTTTTTGTGCTCGTGAATTTCGTCAATCAGTGCACAGTGTGGGCGTGGCCCTGACTGCCCATCATCCGAACTGATAGGCCGGAAAAATGAGCCTGTCTGAAGAAATGCAAGGTTCCACTCTTTCCCGGCACCGCCTGATTTATTTATTCGCTGTGCTAACGCAGGGGACTGATCCACCATCGCGACAGCATCACGAAAAAGGATCATGGCCTGGTCTTTTTTCGTTGCTGCTGCATATATCTCGGCACGAGGCTCCTTATCTGCTGTTAGACAGTAAAGCCCCACTCCGCCAGCCAGTGGTGATTTGCCGGAACCCTTACCAGATTCAACGTACACCATGCGAAATCTACGATAACCATCCGAGTTCTTCCAGCCGAATATCGACCCTACAATAAAGCACTGCCACGGTAGCAGGTTGAAGGGTTTACCTTCATGCTCACCACCGTTGAGCTTCAGTACCTTGGCAAAAAAGTCGATGGCTCGCTGCGCCGCTGCAACATCCCATACCAACCCGCGAGCATAGCAGGATTCCAAATCTTTGAGATGTCGCTTACAGGCATTCCTGATGTCAGGCCCGGCGATTTCTTTGCCGGAGTCTACATCCCGCGCATATTGCGTGGCTGGATCAACCGAAGAACTGGTTGAGCGGGTCTTCTTCTTTTTCTCCACCATCCACTTTCACCTTCGTTCTGGCGGCCGGAGTCAGACCGAATTCAACCAGGTAACTTTTAAAACGTCGATCAGCATCCGCCAACATTGCTACTGCCGGGTTAGCCTTAATCAAAAAACCGCCCTCGGTCTGCACGGTGTAAGTTCGCCCCTCGTCAGCAATAGTCAGGCGAAGCTGCAGAATGTCGGCGTAAATATCGCAGAGTCGTTCGAGCGCCAGCGTATCGGCAATGGTTAAAATGCCCATGCCATCCAGCAGCACGGTCAGCTTCCCCCACGCCACCTTTCCCCAGTCAGTGAGGTGCTCTGGAGGGCTTGGTATTTCTCGCGCTGGCGATGGTTCTTTGTCGTTAAGTTTGCGTTTGCCCGGGTTGCCGGTAACCACTTTGAGGTGGGTCGGTTTCGGGCGTCGTCCTGCCATCGGAACCTCCCGGAAAAAAACTTTTCATTTCGCGGTTGTGCACAAAAAGGACTGGCGGCGGTCATTTGGGTTCGAGGTTCTGAACTTTTGACCCGCCCCTCCCCCTCGGATGAGAATCGATATCATTTGAATGCCAATAATTTCAAGTTGCATTCACTCTTAAATTGTATTGATAATGGTTATCACTTAAACCAATGAGAAGCCGGGTCCAGTGGCATCCCGTTTTCATCGCAACCGATCACGGCGCCGCGCTTCTCCATTCTCTGCTTCGTTGAGTCATGGTGCTGCTTACACAGCCCTTGCCAGTTCTTCCGGCTCCAAAAAAGCTTTTGCGCCTTCGCTATTGCCAGGCTGTTACCAGAGCGTAAAGCCTCTTTCAGTTTGTGTGGAATGATATGGTCAACCACCGTTGCCGCTGCCACCCTGCCCTGTTCGTGGCACATAACGCATAAAGAATGAGATCGAAGAAAGATGAGACGTTGACGGTCCCACTTACTACCGTAGATGCGAATCTCTTTGTTCATATACTGACAACCCATCCGATATCGGTTTACATCAAAAACCCGCCGAAGCGGGTGACATTGGTTTGTTTTTTATTTATTGGCGATGGTGAGTACTAATTCAACCAGCTATATCAACAACTTGTACGAACTCATATATTTCGCGCATGGCCTTAACAAATTTCGGTGTCACCCCAACACCTCTTATATAAAAGGGCTCATCATGAATATGAACAAGAGATGTAATCATTCCGCCATTGAATTTAGTATTCACTAATGATGTAAAGTATGGAATTAATTCATCATCATCTTTACTTATCCATTCCTTGTCAGCCATTTCCAAAACTTTAATAAGCGTATGGCATCCACTAAAAGTCATATCGTTTTCTTCGGAGTATTTTTTCAGAAAGTCTTCTATCTTCTCACCAGATTTGGTTAAGGTTCTAAAATGACTTATACCAAATTCTTTGCCATTACAGGGCGCATTAACCACTATCATTTTAAGCAAGGTTAAGAAGCCTTTATTAAACACAATTCCTTCAGGAGAAATGGATAACCCAACACTATCGGACGCATGTTCCGCACTATATAAATAATGGTATTCCTTTGGTATTTCTGACTCATGAACATCTTTACATCTAAACATCGAATAAATAAGCACTTCAAGAGGCACATCTAATTTAACTAATGGAGGAACATCTCCAAAATATGAATCCTCTCCCACCATAAACCCTAATTCCTGACTCAATCTTACCCTCAAAAATCTTTGGTATCTTTCCCAATTTGGCATTTCATTTTTCTTGTTTTTTTTTGCCGAGATAGGAGGTGTACCCACGGGAAAAACTTTTAAAGCAGAAGCATCTATAGCCGTTAGCAAAAGCAGCATTGCTGACTCATATCTACCATGCTTTAATAAAAAATCAGAATCTTCAACTCTTTTCTTTATAGCACCTGAGTTACTCATAATCTCATCCTGTCATGTCTACGGGATTTTTTTATATCATGCCCCCATGCAAAAGAACACTGCATTTCAAACAGTAATGTGATTAAAGCATATCTACATTGAAACAGCGGTAACATTATTGATGTTCATTTGCTTGTAACTTAGCGCAGTTAGCCTGTACTGATTTGTTGTGCGTCAGAATGTCGCGTTTAGTCTGCTTATCAAGCGCGTCGATATCGTGATCAGTCAGATAAATTATCCGCACCCAACTGCAGGCGGTATCAACCACAGCCGGGGCGGGTAAACTTTTCGCGCAGCTCCCGATCAACATCGTCATCAGGCATATGACTAACAGTCTGCTGTACATTGCTGGCCTCTTTGGTGACTTCTGCTTTTCTTTCTGCTGCGGCAACGGTAGCAGCAGCGTTCTCTTCGGTTCGCTGCTGATCGGCTTTGGCTTCCGCCTTACTTGTTCCGCGAGCATGACCAATGCCGAACGCGCCAGCGATAGCACCCAGGATGACAACCACCAGCCCCGCGATAATTTCGAAGCTCATTGCTGCGGCTCCTTCAGTTCGTCGGCCTTTTCTTTCAATGCTGGCTGACGCACGTATTGCGATAGCACGGCCAGCACCACCAGCGCAGGGCTAATCAACCCAACGATATTTGGCGGCAGGATGTTTTTGATATCCGGCGGCAGCATCGCCCAGGCGTGCAGCGCAGCATCCGGGAACGACTGCGCCCATACACCAACCAGCGCGCCGATAGCTCCCAGCTTTACAGACCACGTTTTCAGCAACAGGCTGGCATGACCAACGAACTCCAGCCGGGTATATTTGCGCAGAAGTAACAGAACGAGCACAGCCACCAGCACGAGCAAAGCGAAAATGATCATCTTCACAGGACACGCTCCTTAACCCAGCCGTAGAGAAAATCCTCGTTGGCTTCGCGGCCCTCCGCCAGTTCGAGGTATCTGGCACCCTGGCTGCAGTTCAACGCACGCAACAGAACCTGTTCACCCTCTTTCCCCCGAGCTGAAAGATATCCCTTAAGCGCGGTGATGGTTCGGGGGCCAATGGCGCCATCCGGGATCAGATCAGGGTATAGCTTCCCGCGCATGTTCAGAGCAGTGAGCCAGCGCTGGAAAAACTTACTGGCGACGCTGGGCCCCATGTTCACACCAGTATCGCAAAGCTCATCTGCCAGTAACGTAGACAAACTCGCCACCTGGTCGAATCGGGGGCCGCTCCAGTAATCGCTCAGCAGGATTTGCTTTGCGGTTTCCCTGGGCAGGTTCCGCATATCACCGGTGTAGCCATGTGCACGGGCGGTGGTTTGGGTGATGCCCCAGCGAGTTGGCCCGCCTTTATCAGAGGGGTGATCGACATAACCACCCTCTTTGCCGAGGATCCCCTCGATAATCTGGTCTGCTGTCATTGTGCTTTCACTCCGGTGATTCGTTCCCAGAAATACGTGAGCGCTACGGAACCCATAGCACCACTAATACCGGCGGTGGCCAGTATCATGTAAATACTCAGGCCACCTTCAATGCTGATGAGCCCACCAATGACCCCGGTAAACGCCGAAACCACAATCTGCGCAAAAGCATTTATCCAACTCCATTTCGCTTTTCCCTGCTTCACATCCATCAGGAATCGGACAAGGCCGCCCCAGCCAGCAATGATCAGCAGAGCCAGCCAGGTGATTCCGGCCATGCTTTCTTTGTCTTGCATATGCTTTGCCATAGGTTCACCTCCAGGTTAACGGGGTGCTGTGTGTTTGAAAGGGTCAGGCCCGTCGGGCTGGATTTAACAACGAAGCGTATCGATGATGATTCCTGCGGGACCTGATAATAAAAAAGCCATGCAAATGCATGGCCTTGTGATTTGAATCCGTTATTTACAAAATGTATTCGAGACAGTATCTTTCGACTTCCGGACAAAAAAACATATACCGGGACAAAATCTAAATGTAACTGCCTTGCCTGCATGAAACCATGCGGGCTTTTTTTTGCCCAAAGAAAAAGCCCACCGAAGTGGGCCTTACAGCTATCATCATTTTTTATTAGGTGTGGTGCCGGGTGCCTCCCGGTAAGTCGCCGCCAGTCCTCAGACGACTCGCAATGCGCAAAAAAACATATCAGACTGGCAATGCCCCTCCGCATAGGGGGATTCACCACACCATAAATTTAACATCTGATGAAACTCGTTTCAATGCTCTACGACGATGTGACAGGGGTACTGATGCAATGCATCTCGCGAATACCCCTGTCGTATCGCCGGAAAGCAAAAACCCCGCACTGGCGGGGTTCTCGTTATGTTCAAATTGTCGCTTTTTGTCGCTGCCGAGTGGCGCAGCTCTGCCAAGCATAAATGAATTATCTAACTTCCTGGGTGAAATTCAAGTTATTTTTCCAAAATAATCACGATTAGATAGTTCTTGCCGATAAAAATACCTTTGACCTGAATATCTGAAGGCACCATTTAACGCGCTCCCTTGCCTGTTCTGACGTGAGCCAGGGGGCTAACCGCTGCAGCTCTCTGGTGATATCGGATATCTTCTTTCGGGTGGTGTAGTAGCTAACGCCAACAACGTAGATTGGATCACTTGAATCAAATGCCTTGAGTACGCATTGCTCAACAAAATCAACGTCATCATCATGGATGGCGGTATCTATTACACTGCTGGATGCTTTCGGCCATAGAATTGCATGCGCCCGATTTAATGCCTGCTGCCCGCTAAACCCCTCCTCTCTTGCCTGCTCAATCGCAGCAGTAAAGCGCTCTAATGCTTTGTCTGACCAGCGCATGCCCTTCTGCATCTTCCAGCAGGAATGGCTGGTAGGCTTCCTGGGGGCTGTACCACCGCATACGCTTTCCCCCCAGATGGTAAGCAGCGATTTTATCCAGGCGGACTGAATACCAGTCAACAATTCGGGTCGCCCCAGGTATCGTTTATGTGTGGCAGTCGCCACCTCTGACAGGGCACCATTGTGTTTACGACGCTGCTGTGGGGTCATTCAGTCACCTCATTTTTGATTTTCATCTGCCCAGCAGCAAACTGCGCCAGGGTCATAAGTGCGCGGCCTTTTGCTTCAAGATCAGTTCGATTGATGTAACTAAACCGCTCGCCAGCCCATGACTTATCAAACACGACAATGGCGCCAGCGAAAAACGCACTGGTTGGCTTTTGTTTCTCGTCGGCAGGGTTGAACCAGACAGGCAGATCGAAACCAATTCGCCCACGGATAAAGCAGACATGATCCGCACCTTCCGGCCACCATGTTTCGCTCGTCGCTGATTTAACCAGGAATACATAGCGGCCGCCCTTCTCGCGTTGCGCAGCAGCGTAATTCATGATGTGAGCCATGCCAGTGATGGCTTGCTTTTCGTGATATTGAGAGCGGCTATACGGTGGATTTCCGAAGGCTGCGCCGTCAAGATCAGCCAAACGGCCAGACCAGTCTTGCACCAGCGCATTATCTTCAGCGGTATACCAGGCTGGGCATTTTGCGTTACTGTCGTCGGCGAACAGGTCCAGCACCAATGGGCCAAACATCGCATTAATGCCCCAGAACAGCGGATCCGGGGTACGCCATTGGTCGCCAACCTCTTTTAATTTATGAGATGCCGCTACGCGCTGAGCAGCAAGGGATTCGCAGTAAGAATTAGTCATGCCGCCTCCTGTGCTTTTTTAAGTGCGCGTAAGTCGGCGTATGCTTCAGTTCGGATGGCATCCAGTTCTTCAATAGTCCAGCGGTGAATCCGGTTGTCGTTATCAAGCTCCTGTACAGTAGCTTCACCGTATTTTGCCACCAGCCCGACGCGGTAGGCTTTGATATTCCCTGACTTGCCTACGTTGCAGTCATCACACTGAAGATTGATATTGATGCGGGTAAACCGCAGGTGAGAGGCTTTGGCAACGGTTCGATAATGTCCGGCATGCCAGATAGCGGCCTGGTGAGTTCCACATGAAATACAGCCCTCTCCATTGGCAAGGGCCATTTCACGGCAAAGGGTATTTACTACCCGCTCTGTAACTTCCAGCCAGTGACTGAGGGGCTTTTCTGCCGTCTTTGGCTCAGGACGGATATGGTGAACGGGTTTATTTTTTAACCGGTCTTGCGCTTTGGCTTTTTGCTTTTCGCGCTGAAGCGTCAGGTACTGGCCTTTATGCTCTTCACAGCACCAGTACACGTTCGAATAGGTAAGGTTAAACCAGGCACCGCAGCCGGGTGCTTTACATCTGCGACGGGGGTCTCTCATATCGCACCGCCCTGGTGCGACAGACAAACAGAAACACCGCGCACAAAGGCACGGCGTAGAATGGCGTTACTACTTTTTTGCGTCATCACTTTACTCCGGTGATGGCGCGATAGGTTCGGTGTTCAGCCGAGATGATTAGTATAAATCAGCTTTTCTTCTTCCGGAAGAAGCTTTTGCATTGCTTGTGAGATTCCTTGGTAATTATGATTTCCCCATCCTCCAGTGGGGTAAGAACAAAATTCCCCCCAGGCAGACTATCAACGACATAACGCCCCAGAATGCGAATTGCTTCAATGATCTCTTTCTCACTCATTAGTTAGCACCTTGTGAATATTCCATAAATAGTGGTTTTTGCTTTTCCTGTACAGGGATGGCTAAAAATGAACTCGCGACGTTCTGGGATACAATGACATATTTAGATCGTCCATCAAGACCCTATTTTCACGGACAAAAGAGAATGATAATAAAAATACAAACAACAATAAATTCAATGCATTACAAATAATCATTGAATATAAAAAAGTCATTCACATTTTTTCTCTGGTGCAACCCCCTATTTCACTCAGCCAGAAGAATTCAGCAAATTTCAGAATTTAATTAATTGCAGATAAAATTAGTCAGCAGAAAATACTACCGCGACAAAGAATGCACATTTTGTGTAGCGTGCAACCCCCTATTTTCAAGGCAAGGAAAAGAAAACCCGCAAAAGCGGGCTTAAGGTGAGGGACTAATAATCACTGAAGTGACTTGGGTTCGACCTTGCTGTGAATCTCCCAAAGGCTAATCCCGCAACTTGCGCAGAAACTGGCGAGATAGTCCAGCCCTGACCACTCGCGGATACCACCGCGAGCAGCCTCAACAAAAACCGCGATCTCCTTATCGCGCCACAAGCCGAACAATCGCCAGCCACCGCCGTCAGGGCTTTTTACCGCGGCGATTCGTGTCAGGACGCCGGTCTGATACAGCTCGGTAAAGGCCGGCTTCTTTCGCGTTATCATTCGCATAAATAACAAACCTTAGATTTGTTGATTACAAATAGCGTGTTTGTGTTTTATGGCTTTGCGTTCTGCTGGGGATTTAGGCATGCTCCCGCTCCTTCTGGTGCTCGTCTTCATTGCTGAAGTCGTCGCCGTCGATAGGTATCAGGTTTGCCGGAGATAATGAGCTCCAACCATATTCCCCACTTGGGTGTGTAACATCTCCAGTAACAATCCACGCATTACGTGGGTCATCATGAATCCATATGCAGTCATTGACTGGCGAAATAAATTCATCCAGGTGCCTCACCAGCTGCTGGAGCACTACGCACTTACCATTGAGATTAACGTTTATTTTTAGACCGATAATTATAGCCAACCCACCTGCGCGTAACTCAGCCATGATTCACCTCCTGCGGGTCGGCTGGCAGCGGCATCCAGTGGGTTACAGTGATTGGATACCACTCAATGCCATAGTTTTGCTCATAAACCTGAGCATACCAGCCGTCACCTTTAGGGCTACATTCGCAGTACTGACCGACGTGAAGCTCAACACCAAAGTCAGGGCGAGGCCAGATATAGACAAAGTCATCATCATCCGGCATCCGCTCGCTTACCGGAATCCATCTATCCGGCACGGTAGCGGGTTCGCTGCCGGGTAACTGCGGGGCGGCGGCGAGCATATGGGACCAAATTAGCCGGCGCGTCTGGCGCATTGCGCAATCAGGGTCATCCCATGCATGGTGCTGGCATCCTGATTTATGCAGCATCATTGCTTCAGTGGGCTCCTTAGGCACCATCACGTAACCATCCGGAATTACCGCGGAGATGCCAGCCTGGAGCATGGCGGCGCGGCAGGCTTTCCAACCCTTCGCTTCGGAAATGGCAGCTACAGCATCAATGGCGTACATGCTTAGTGGGTTTGGCATTGGTTTTTCCTCCGGCACTACCGGCGCTGGCTGCGCGTGGCGATAGAGCGGGGTGACCTCGCGTAGTGGGTCTGCATACGCATTACCGCTATCAAAACACACGACATTCTTAGCGCCTC